CTCTTCGTCGCCTTCTTCATCATCGTCGCCTTCGTCGTCGTCCTCATCTCCCTCATCGTCGACTTCACCATCATCGCCGGTATCGGGAGTTTCGGGCGTTTCGGAGTCACCGGTGCCCTGATCACCGGAATTGGCAGGGTCTCCGACATCACTCAGGATGTCCATATCTTCGTCGGGCATTTACGTCTCCTATGCGGCTTCGTTCGGTGCCGGGTTCTCGATCTCGCCTTCTTCACCAGGCTGCTCGGCAGCCATCTGTTGCTGTTGCATCATCTGCATCTGGATGATTGAGTTGTGCTCCATGTAGTGTGCGCGCACGTTCATCCATGCAGCAGGATTGTTCTCCTTCGTGTCAATGCCGACGGGCGACTTCAGCCAAGAGAGGCAGATTTCAGCCTCAATCTCGTGCCGGTCCACGTCCTGGTCAATAGGAACTGACGATTGGAACTGTTCCTGACCAGTCATTGGATCGAAACCCATCAACGTGGGCTGACCCTGAATGAGCTGGGCGATTTCGATCAGCTGCTTGTTGCGGTCGTCGTCGCCGGGGATGTAGAGGTCTTCCATCCCGATGAGTTCGGCAATGAAGCTCGTATTCTCCGGATGCATGAAAATCTGCCCAATCTGGGGGTCTTGCATCTGGATGAGCTGGAGCAATACATCGCGCTTCTGAGCCCATGAGATAGGAAAGGCCTCACTGGTCTCAGGCTCAATCTCGCCGACTTTACCTTGAAGTTCCGCCTTACGAATCCATGTGTTGACAAAGCTCTGTCCCTGTTCCTTGACGAACTTCTCGTCTTGGGTCATGTTCTTTGCGAAGGACCGCACAGACTTGGACATGACCTGCGCCCACCAGACCTTCAAGACCGTCCAGGTCCCACTCAGTCTCTGCAGTGCTTGCGCGCGCGACAGCTCGTATTCTCGTGCAGTTCCCGAACCACCTTCTATCGCACCGCCATAAATGGTAGGAAACGTGCCGATAACAAACTGAGCCGCGCTATCCAGACGGTCAGCGAACATCTCCACTTCCTGAGACAGAGATGCAGCCTTGATGTCGTGGAAGCCGGAGGAGAGGTTTTGGCCTGAAGGAGCCTTCGCTTGATTAACCATGCCCGGTCTTGCTTCTGACTTCGCGTAGTTCTCGAAGTCAAGAACAGACGGGTCTGCGAATGTCTCTGGAATACCAAACTCGATGGTCTCCAGTGTGATGTTCGAAAGCTCATTCGTCATGTCCTGAATGGGGACCAGAGATTGGCCCTCTGGTTCAGCATGAATGTGCTCGGAGAACGGAGACAACGTAGCCGTCCAGTGGTCGTCGAGCACATCCCCCAGAACTTCAACTACCAGGTCGTTGTTGACGATGACAACGTAGCAGCCTTCTGGATATTCCGTCTTGAGACGCTTGACGATTTCGTTCTTCGGGTCGCCCCAGTAATTGTATGCCCACGGGCGGAGCCACATTCTCGCAACGGTGCAGACGTTGTCTTGCCATTCGCCTGCGTATCTTCGATCATTACGCGCCCACCGTTCAATTTCGTCGGTGTCATAGCTCGCTTTGATGAGATGAGCGAACTCGGGATATGTGTCTTGAATCAGGCCAACAGGTTCCTCTGTTACGAAACGGAGGTATGGAGTTTCATCGAGCTTCGAAATGTAGTGCGGGACCTCCACGTGCATGGGGCCAAACACACGAAGAATCTCTCGAGACTTCGGCCGGTCATTGTAACCGACAATCGTATCGAATGTTTCTTCCTGGTCTTGGAACTCAGGTGGAGCGACGACACCACAGTTCGGGCATTCCTGTGGCATCTGATTCGGTGGTGCAATGGGGTCGACTGCCGGTTCCTCGCCTGAAGGATTGCCACACGACGGGCAGAAGTAGCTGCGATTGACAAGACTCTCCTGACCAGGGATTGGCTCACGAAATGTGCCAAACTCCTTGCGAGTTTTGAGCTCGTTGTAGCAAAAGACCACGCCTGTATTGAAGAGCAAATACAGAGCTCTCAGAAAGAGGATTTCTGATTGGTTATGGCGTTGAATAAGTTCCGAAATCTTCGAGTAAGCCTTGGCTGTCTGGACGTCGCTGGCGTTATCCGCATCGTCAGGGAAGAATCTGACGTAAGGAATGCCCGCAGCAATCGCCGAAATCCACGCCTGTCCGTGGGCTTTGTAGATATTGACAACCTTTGCGATAGCTTGAACATCGGTGTCAGCCTGTGGGTCCTCGAACGCGACGTTCGTGCGGTCCTGATAGTCACGATAATCGCGCGCGACGGCATCCCAGTAGATGTATTGCAGATTGTTCCAGTAACACTCCAACTTCTTCAGCCGCTTGACATAGGCTTCTCTGACGTTGCGCTCAGGTATGCAGAGAACATCCTTAATACGGAGGAGCGCATCCGTTACCTCTTTGGGGTAAATGTCCTCCGGGTTCACTTCCTCTTCTTCCGTGTCGACAATCTCATCCGGATTCTCGGGCAAAGGAGCCAGAGCACCAGGGTCGAGCAACTCCTCGGGAAGAAGCTCGGGGTCGACTTGGTCAGTGGGAGGATACATGTTATTTCACGTTCCTACGAAGGTTTCGGCACGTCTGCCTTTTCAGCAGCCTCGACTCGCCTCGCCCAGGCCGCCTTTTCTTGCTCTGCGGCTTCGCGAGCCGATGCAGTTTCGAGCGCCGCCTGCTTTCTCGACCAAGGAATCCGAGATTTCCGGATATTCCCTTCAAATCCGGGCTTGATCGGTTGAGCAGGTGGAGGAGGCACCGTTTTCTCGTGTTCCCTGTCCAGAAGTCCTCGCAAATACTCGACTTCCTCGGTCAGGAGGATAATCGTATGCTTGTGAGCTTGGCACGATTCGCAAGTATACGTTCGCTCTCTGAACAAATCAGCGAAGAAGCCCACGGAACCTCCGGTGACGTTGAACTGATGTAACGACCTTGTGCTTGGACTCGAGAACTTCCATCTGCCTGTGCAATCGAGTCCAATCACCCGTCTCTGTGAAGGTCGAAATCACTTTCCCGAGCTGCTGAATCCTCTGATCACGACTCCAAACGAGGCGAATGTATTGGTCGACTTCCTTTATGAGGTAGCGACCACCATCGTAAGGGTCATCACCATCGAATTCCGCTACATCCTCGACCACTTCACCATCTTTGTTGTCGTAAATGCAGATGGGTATGGTCTTGATGAACTCCTTGCACGTGTTAAAGACTTGCAACCTCGGCAGATTCGTCTCTAGCGGCTCCGGAATGAAGGCCTCCTGATATTTCTGGAAGGCCATTGCACCGTAGTTCCGATAGATGAACGCTGCCTTCTCCTCCGAGTAGCCCTCTTGAGGGATATACTTGGGAGGCTTTGGTTCCCAACGTAGAAAACTATGCATCAGCATCTTGCCACCGAGACGGTCGTTGTCCGCCTGGATAGCACGAAAGCCCGAGGCCTTCGTAAATTGCTGTTCTATAGTTTCCTTGTCTCCTCGTTTGGCCCAGGCGGACGGGTCCAAGACGACAGAGTATATCTCGTGCCGCTCATTTTGCGAAAGTCGCGCGACGTCCGACCCCCATGTTTCGATATTCTGCTTAGCCTTCGCATACTCGCGGTAAAGAAAAACACGGGCGTCAGGAGATACAGCAGCCCAACCAGCCCAAGTTTTAGCAGTGTAGCCCCAATCGATAGCGAGGATTCGTGGCCACCACTCCGGGACCTCGAACGGCTCGACAACATGACATGCGTGAGCCGGCTCTCCTCCTCGGCGGAAGTCCCTCCACTCTGCGAATACCTGACCGGAGAAGACATACCAGTCTCCGTCTTTCTTGGCTCGTCGTTCTGCCTCGGGAAGAATTTCGAGGCGCCAAGCGTATCCTGGGTCGGCTTCGTTGAGGTATGGGTTGTCATCGAGTTTCGCGGGAATGTAAATCCGCGTGGTTCGACTCGAGCGGTCGTGGATGATCTTGAATCCTTTTCGTGCGGGGTCAACGAATCGCTCTCGGACCCACACATGACCTTGATTCCCTGGATTACTAGCGGACCTAACGACGGGCGGAAGGTCCGGTTCGGACGATCGCACACGGCTGGTGACAAAG